TGTTTAAGGTGTTCTCTCATTTTGTTTGTGTTTAGAATTGTTTACCCTTTTTGTTGAAACAAAGATAATAGAATTACACCGAATAAAAAAAAGATTTTTTTAATTATTTATTTAACGGTAACAAAAATGCCCCTAGATAATATCCAGAGGCATTCAGTACACAATTCTAAACCTATTAACTATGAAAAACAATCAAATCTACACAATTTTTCCGTCTTTAATCATAATGTTTTGGACTTTTGTTTTGCCATTTTCTATTTCAACTATGGCATAACCGTTGTTGTGCTGTGCAAACGGATAGTATTTAGGGCTTAATTGGGTTAAACATCCGGTTGAGTAGGTATGAAAGAACTCTTTGAACCCATTTTTTTTAGTAGTGCTAGTCGTTCTATGAACGTGTCCTATCAAAGTATTACAAAACGTCTTATTGAATGTGCTTTGGCTTGGGTTCATTCCGCCAGCCATAAGCTCGTGTCCGTGAAGCACTAGCAAATCGCCTAGCTCTATGCCTTGCCAGTCGGGTACGTAAGTCATTGCTAGCTTATCTAGTCTAAAGAATTGCTCGAATTGCATCTCATGCAACTGAGCAAACTCCTCAGCCTGCTCGTTTAAATACCTTTGCCATCTATTCTCATGGTTTCCCATCTTATAATAAATAGGAATTAAAGGGAATAGGTCTCTAATCTTTTGCAAGAAGTTGCGCCCCATCTCTATTTCCCTTGGGAAGTCACGCAAATCCTTTTCCTTTTCGTGCCTAGAGATAGCGTAGAAATCCATTATATCGCCGTTAAGTATAAGGCAGTCTATGTCTTCTTCTCTTAGGTGTTTAATAGCGCATATAATTGCGCTCATTGAGTGATAAGGTACGTGTATGTCGGATAGTACACCAACCTTTTTAAAGTTCTCTGTAATGCGAAGGCTAGTGTATTCTTTGCCTAGGCTATCTTCTATGCCAAAGTTATCGACTTCGCTAAGGTCAAAGGATTCAATTACAGCTGAAGGTCTGTTCTTTTTAAAATGCTCCGAGCGAGCTTTAACAGAAATACCCATCCTAGTTAAATGCCTATGAAATAAAGCCTGATTTTCAAATCCGTAGCTTGCAAAGTTTTCTCTTTCAAAGTCTACCCGTGTTAAATTCACTGAGTAGAAATGGTCTTTAATTGCTTGCGCTTTTTTATTTAATTGCATTCAGTCCAAATTTAAGGTATAACCAAGCTACTAAAGCTAGGAACTCGATTAACAATAGAACCACTACCCAGGTAGGAACTCGGTACTTAATTACTTCTTTGTCTCTGTATTCAATCCATTTAACCTTTGAGTTACGATAATTATTCTCTATCTCGTTTCTCATCGAATCTAAATCGATTTGAGCTTGAATATTGCCACCTACCGAGCGAATTATTACCCGACCCTGTGGAGTTGCTATCTTACTATAAAAGCTTGTTAAAAGGCCATTAGAATCGCAAGGGCTTACGATTGTTAAAGTATCGTGAAAAGCCTTGTATTTCTCTATCGTTTTCACGGTTTGTATAGTATCGATTCTAACGAGTTCTTTGTACTCGGTTATAGTCTTACTAGGCTTGCACGAAACGAACGCAATACAAGCCAAAAGAATAAGTAATTTTTTCATGTTATGAGAAGTAAAGGTTAGCCTCCGCCTGACGTCTTCTAGTTAATCCGGCTAGAACCCGACCGGCCGACTTATTCCATTTAAGAAATTCATCCGCTATGGTCACGTCTTTGGGGTTAGCGTTTACCTTTTTGATTAAGGTAGACTTTTGAAGGTTGCCGGCTCCTACATTATAGCAGAAAGATACCAAAGCATCGAACTGCTGCTGTGATATATCGTCACGGCAATACGAATCAACCGCTTTTTCATAAGTAGAAAGTGAATGTTTAAGAAGCTCTTCGGCTTGTTGTGGTGTTATCTTCGGGTCTTTAAGAGTTACTTTCTTACCGTTCGTATAATACGTGTTGCCGTATCCAATCGTATTTATGCCCCCAGCGCACACATAAGGTGTAAGGCTCAAGCCTTCAAACTGCTTTATTAGGTCTACCCCTTTTTGGCTTAGTTTCGTTATTTTCATCAATAAGATTTAGTTTCGATTTAAGAGTTGAATTTTCACTCTTTAAGCTATGCACTTCAGCGGTTAGATGGTCAATCTTTTCACTTAATTCTTTTACCTTATCGGTCATGTCTTGGGCCATCTCACGCCAAATTTTAATCGCTGCCTCCGTATTCGACAACTCCCCTCCCTGAATGTCTACATTTTCTTTCTTGCGAGTTGTAAGATAAGTACCTACGGACGCTGCTAAAGCGCTAAGAATATTTACAAACCAGTCGGGAAGGGAGTTTAACACGGATTAATCTTTTTTAAGTTTCTGTAAAATTTGAGCTTTTGCAATGATGGCGAAGTTTTCGTTTTCCTTTACAAAGTTTCTAAACGTATCCTGGTCGCTAGAGTCTAAGTCTAACACCTCGCCTTTGTTAAGTGCTAAAGCCCACTCCCAAAACTTAAGAGCATCGCCCTTAGATTGTTGAACAAGTGAGTTAGCTACTAGCTTTCCGGCATTGGCATTGTCGATAGACTTACCGTCTAAATCGACTAGGTCAAAGTTTAAATCAATTTTCATTTTTTTGTTGTTTGTTTCACTATAAACGCAATTAGATAATTTTTGTTTCTAATTACGCCCACGGAAGCGGGTAAGCCACAATCGGAGGATTTAAAAAGTTCTGAATCTGAGCATCTAAATTAGCTTCGATTGCCTCGCTATCTAAACCAGCAGAAAGCCAGCCTTCGACCATTTCCTTTGTCACTTCATCGTAAGGAGTGAAACTCGCTTCGTGTGGTGCGTCAACTGCCAAAGCTCCGTAAGTGTCAGCCGTAAAGTCTGCATCTTGCTTTTGTGCTCTCCAGTGAATTGTGCTAATTACTTTGTCCATCCCGTCTAAAGAGGGGATAGAATCTAGTTGAGAAATTACCCAGTTAAATGCCATATTATTTGTTTTTTAATGTGTCTAATTCTAATTTTAATTCTTGTATTGATTTTACCAATACTGGTATCAATCCGTTATAATCTAAACCTACCATAGATTCATTTTGTAAATCACCATTTATCAAATCAGGTAAAATTTCATAAACATCCTGAGCAATAAAACCATATTTTATTTTATTATTGCTATTTTTCATATAATAGCTTTTTGATTGCAAAGCCATTACTTTTTCAGTAGCATTAAAAACTAAGTCGTTGATATTTTCTTTTGCTCGTTTGTCAGATATAGGAGCTCCAGTAAATATATAATTTCCATTTTGTATAAATTGAAATTGAGATGCCGCAGAAGTAGCCGTACCAAAATGTAATCCTATTACATCAAGATTAACATAACCTGCACTTCCTTGGAAGTAGCTAAGTCCGTATCCATCTGCATTGCCAAATCTCCATATAGGATTTCTTGCTCCTACTACAAAAGTAGCACTTGCAAAACCGCCCGTACCAGAAGCGTAAATAGTTCCGTTTACATCTAATTTAGCCCCTGGACTTGTTGTGCCAATTCCTACATTACCCCCGCTAGTAATCCGCATACGTTCAGATTGGCTACCTATTGCAGCGTTACCAGTTGTAAGAGCAATACCATCGTAACCAGATAAATTCAACCAGTTACCGCCAGAAAGTGATGATGGCTGACCTCTCCAAACTCCTACATTTATAGTTGTTCCATCTCCATCACCTAACCCTAATGTTCCACTAGCTTGGTCTGTTGAACTTATTTTTAAAACAGTTGTAAGATTTCCGCCTTTAACGTGTAAATTATGTTGTGGCGCAGTCGTTCCGATGCCTACGTTGCCAGCGGAAGTAATAGACAAGGAAATGTTTCCATTATTAAACAATGATGTTTGCTTAGTTGTAGAATTAAAAAATATTCCATCTAATCCTACTCCACCATTTAGCACATCTGTTATTCCTATTAAATTTGCATCTGCATATAAATATCCAGTTTTACTTGATGCAGTAGTGCTTGTAAATCTTAAAGGGCTGTTACCTGTACTAGCAGTTATTGTTACATTATCACTAAAAGTAGCACTCGTCCCATTCAAAGCTCCCGTAAGTGTTCCTCCTGCTAAAGGTAAATAAGTGGAACTAGCCGAACTCGTAGTCAAATAAGTGCTAGAATCTATCGAGCCATCTGCCTTTAAAAATTGAGATGAAGTACCACTTGTTCTAACAAATGAAGTTGCATTAACTGCTCCTGCAAAAGTAGTTGAGCCCCCTTGATTTAAAATAATATGATTTATGCCATCCGTATTATTTCTGATAATCAAATCGCCTTGATTGCCTCCGATTAAATCGCCTCTGTTAGTTAAGAATCTCCATTCTTTAGAAGACTGAATAGATAGAAACGTATTGTTTCCGTTTGCCCCTGAGCTAATGATTTTTAAACCAACCGTTCCTGCACTAACTATCTCTAATTTACTTTGCCCATCTGAAGCCGAAGTTGCACCTACTAACAATGCACTACCCGTGTCATAAAGTAAGCTATTGCCTATCGCTGAAGTTCCCGTGAATTTAGGAATGTAGCTAGTCGTTCCCGTACCAGTAACGGGGTTTGTTAAAGCGTTTTGCTTGCCATTAAATGTATTCCAATCCGTAGAACTTAAAGCTCCCGTAGTGCTTGTAGATGCTAAACCTAAAGATAAAACTTGAGTGCTTAAAGAAAGACCGTTTGCCGTTCCGATTGTTACCGCATTGTGTAGGTCGCTAGTTAAGGCTAAAGTTCCTGAAGCAGAAGGTAAATTAAAAGCAGTTCCAGTACTATAAGTAAACTGTGCACTCTTAGTATTACCACCATTTGCAAAAGTAAAATAATCCGCAGTACCTCCTATTTGAGTAAAGCCAGGAGTCTGATTAAAACCACCGCTTTCACTAAATTTTAAAATGCTTGAATGAACGGCAGTCGTAAAAGTCTTAACACCTGAAATAGATTCTGCTCCCGTTGTATGAACTACGTTTGCATCGTTTGCAGGGGTGTATCCTAGAACCGTTGCGATGCTCTTATTTTTCCAAAGGTCAGTTGATGACTCATAGAATAAGCCTTGATTATTAGCTACCGAAGTTATTGAAACATCGTGCAATTCATAAAGCTCATATCCGTTTTGGATGTTCACCTCGATTTGCCCAAGCGTTGGATGCGCTCGAGTTACAATACCAATGTAAACTAAGTGGGCAGGAGCTAGTTGCTTTGTAGTTGTGTAAGTTCCAGCAGTAGTGGATGACAGATATAATTGAGCACCCTCAGTTAATGCGCTAGTATCTAAGCCAATTAAATCGCCTACGCATACTACGTTTCCATTTGCGTTATTAGCGATGTCCGCTTGAACTAAACCGAATGTTTGAGCTGATGTATTATCGCCAGTTGCAAGAGCCTTTGAAACCGTAGGCTTGTTTCCAGTTGCACCAGAAATGTAAACTACCGTTCCCTTACTTAAAGTCGCTCCCGTTGTATTTCTAACCTCACGAATTAACGTGCCAGCCGTTCCAATTGTCGGGAATGTAACTAAAGAGCCATCGCCTGCAATGTATTGCGTGGTATCACCCGTTGCGGTTACCGCTAAAGTACCCGAGCTAGTAATCGGAGAACCCGAAACACTAAACGCACTCGGAACCGTTAAGGCTACTGAAGTAACAGTTCCTAGATTTGATGTGTAGCCATCTGGATTTGAATCAGGATAGTAAACAGTATTGTCGTAAGAAATTGTCGTTCCTGATGCCTTTACAAAGCCCGTACCGTTTAAATCGTCTTGCTTTGCATCTAGTGCAGTTTGCAAGTCTGTTTGATTAGATAACGTGCCAGTGATGCCACCCCAAACGGCAGCCGAACTTGAAACCTCTACGTAAACGCTACCAGTCCAACGATAGATTTTATTAGTATCTAAAGTAATGTAAATCTTACCCGTTTCTCCGGTGGTAGGAAGTGTGCCAAAGCTAGACACTTCGATAACATCGTCAACATAGCTAGGCAATTGTGATGAAGGCACTTTGCCCCCGCCATCCAATGAAGCATATCCGTTATTAACTCCCTTATTTGCAGCGTTTTCTGGTGTAAATCCTAAAGCATCCGTCACATCTGTTGAAGTGATTTCTGTCAAATAAGTATTTGTATCAATAGTATAGCTATTATCGGCTACCTTTTTAAGCAATCCAGCCGTTCCACTAAGTGCTGCGATGGATGTTAAATCACCATCTAATGGTTGTTTGTTATTTAAAGCCGTTTGAGTAGCGGTTGAAATAGGTTTATCTAGGTCAGATGTATTATCTACCTGAGCCAAACCAACCATTGCCTTAGTAATACCGCTAACCGTTCCTGTAAATGTAGGGGAATTGATAGGAGCTTTTAGGTTTAAAGCATTTTGCAAATCTGTTTGCTCGCTTAATGTGCCTATAATTTGCCCCCAAACTGCATTTGCCGTTGCTGAAATCTCAGCGTAAGCAGAACCAGTCCAACGATATAGCTTATTTGTGTCCTTAGCAAGGTAGAAATAGTCAGTTGACCCAGTCGCAGGGAAGTCTGCAAGCGAATCGAATTGTAATATATTAACCTCACCGCCTGAGCGTAAGATATTAATCTCTACTAATGTAGGTGTAATATTAAGCGTTACATCTTGACTTGCATCCGTTACGTTTATATCGATTTGGTTCTCGTTATTAACGTAGTCTACGGTTACATTTTCTACTATTACGTTCTGAGTAGCCGTGACCGTTACTTCTTCTACCGTAGTGCTTACATCTAATAAGACGGTTTCGACGGTTTCAGTTACCGCAATATCTATAATTTGGTCATTGGGTTGCGCCGTAACCTGAATATTATTCACGTTCTCGGTTACTCCGATTGTAATATCGTCCATTTTTATCGAGTTATTTCTGGTGTAATATTAAAAGTTCCTTGTACATAAGTCTTCACGTCACCGCCCGAAAGCGTGAATTGAATGTCGTAGGAATAATTAAACACCTCAATATCAATAATCTGTTTGTTAATTTTAAACTGCCCCGCCGAAGCGTTAGTGATTGTGATACCTGCCGAGCTTGCAGACGTCAAAGATAGAGCCGCAGTCGCATCGCTTGCAGTCTTTCTTAATTGCATTTTAATAACCGCACCGGTAAGATTTACGGCTACGTTGTTAATCTTTAATTCAAAGGCTACCTCGTCGAATGTATCTCCTTTTATGTGCGTGAAATTAAGACTCATTTTTTATCTTGTTTAAGTATATTTTTAATTTTTGAACGTTTTCTTTTTTGGGCTTATAAATACCACCCAATGAAGTCCGCTTTTTTGTCGGGGAACATATCTGCATTAGAATTCGTGTTATATTCTGGGTATGAAGATTGATAAAAACTCATGTAATCAATAAAGCGACGTGTGTAATGCTCAGCGATTGAACGTTCCTTCTCTACTAGATAATCTACCTCGCCCTTCTCTACGTTTGTGCTATTCTCACTATTATGTTTAAATACTCCTTTATTAGCAATAGTATAAGCTGCAAATGGTAAGAACTCTACCATAGACCAGTGAATAACCATTGGCTTGATATACACATTTAAAAGCATGGTATAAGAGCTATCTAAATTGCTATTAACTATACCGTCGTTAATCTTATTAAATAGTTTAGTACCTAAATATCCTTGAATGTGAGTATCCTGAGCAACCTTAACCCATTGAATAAATTTATCTACGTCCACATTACCGTTTACGGCAGTGAATTTCACAATATCGTCACGACTTACAAATAGTGCTTGTGCCATTTCTTATTTTGGTAAAAATCCTTGATTAGGCATATCGATTGGTTTCGTGTACACCAGTTTACTATTTTTATTATAATCTTTGCCGTCTGCTTTTGTATAAGGAGTAGGCAAAATTTCCCCTGCTTTACGTGCCTCCGCTGGAGTTATTTCTTGCGCTCCTTTTTTGCGTGGGTCTGTAAAACGTTTGTAAGTTTCACGAGTCCAGAAATGATGGCAAGCTCCACCTCCCTTATAAAGGAATATGTCGTAAGTGTTAGTTCCTTTCGGCCCCCAACCAGGATTAGTGCTAGCCTTTTGACTCATGGCCATAATATCTTCCTTACGATATAATTTATTAGCCTGAGTCATTTTTTTGCAAAATTCACGAGAGCTTTCGGTAGTATCTCCGCTATATCTGTAGCGTGATGCGTAAAGTTTACCGTCTTGTGAACTTTGAAGGTCAGGACGTGCCACTCCAGTAGTCACAAATTGCCACATCTTAGCAAGTAAAGATTTATCCGGATTGTTTAAAGCGTCTAGCTCTGCGTCTAAGCGCTCTTCGTCCTTGTATGATACTGGTCGGCTATCTATAAGCTCCCATTCGTTAGGGTCAAGTTCTGCGCTAAATTCTTCTACGTCTAACTCCTCTAATTGAGAAGATAATTTTACCCCCGTTTCTTCTTCCATTGCATCTGAATTCATAACCGGATTTTGGTCAATAAATTCAAGAGGTTGTAATGTCTTAAAGTAAAGGTTTAAGCTGATAGAGTTAAAAGCTAAAATTTTGTCGATAGCATCTAAAACCGTTCCCTGCTTTGGACGAATTACCATATTATCAAATAAGATAGAGGCATTCTTGAGCTCGTCTGCGTTAGAGCTAAATCCGTTATTTGAAGGTATTCCAAATAATAGACCGCTAGTAATAGAGTGACCTAATAAAATCTTACCTCTTGACTCTTCGCTTAGATAAGTGTAGTGAGCTGGAGCGTCATTTAATGGAACGCTATCGATAGTCGTTTTCTTGGTCTCGTCACTATTGAATGCTACAACGATTTTAGCGCCATTAGAGCCACTTAATTTACGCTTAACATCTGAAGCTATTAAGCCTTGCTTTTCTTCGTCTGGTATGCCATTATTGAAGTTAATAACGCTAGTAGGGGAGAAACCGTTTTGTACGTCATTAATTAAAAAATCTGCTATCTCCTCTTCTAAGGTTGCATAAGGCAAAGCCCCAATATAATCGACATTAGAATAATACTTTTGACCTACGCTATAATCACGTACACAAACAAGCTCTAAAGTTTTATCTCCATATCCAAAAGCAGGAATACGTTTTGGTGTATAATTCTTAGTGTCTTGCCAGTTATCAGAATACCAATAGCCAGTAATTTCTCCTTTTTCGTTGCATTTCTCTGCTCTAATTAATTGAGCCGGTACGTGCTCTATTCTTACAATAGCATTTTTTGCCTTGTTGTAAATAGCTTGAAAATATCCTTGACCTAAAAGCTTGTAGTCCGTAATTACGCACTTTAAAACCTCTGGTCTAAATAACATTTTCATTTGAGCGTATTCGTTCGGCTTCTTATTTGAATCCGTAGCATCTAAGCCACGCCCATAAATCAGTTTATTGATAGAGTTAATAACCGAGTTATTTGTAGTCGAGTTATTATATCTATCTATTAGGTACTGAAAGTAGTCGTTGTCATCGCCAAAATTAACCCACGCTTCTTTATTAGACTCGACGGATTGAGGCGGTTTGTGCGATTCAAAATTGAATACGTGAACGTTACTCATAGAATATTATATTTTGGTCGTTTTGTACGTACACATCTTTATTTACCGAGTAAGTCTCGACATCTTGATTTGTACAGAAAATCTTATCTCGGTGTGCTAAATGGTAATCTAGTTTACCATCTATAATTCCGTAGTATTTTAAGGCTACATTATAAACGTGACCTTGCTCAATGAAATCAAATACTAAATCAAAGTAAGAATAATAAGACTTTTTCTTAACATTAATCGACTTAGTTGTGACCTCGTTAGTAGTTTCGTTAGTAAGGACTAGATAGTTTGCATCGCTTAACCTTGTG